CCGCCACAATATTGCGGATACTCTTGAATGAATTGCCAATTGATCCTGTGACCTTATCAACATGATTCTTTAGGCCGGTGACTTCATTCTTCACGCTGTTCAGTTCTGATTTCGCTGATTTCGTCTGAGCAGATATTACTATCTGCAGTTCCTCTACCGTCATTCTGCATCACCGCCTTTCTTTTTCTTAGTGCTTCATTATGTCTTCTACTGAAGGCAATACGAGAAGATCTAGCGCTTGCAATCTCTTTTCTTTCCTTCTCTTTTTCAAACTCTTTCTTATCCTCTTCAAAAAGTGAAGGATAGAAGTCCCACAATTGTGCAGGAGTGAATGAATCATCCTTGCCGTTAAGGACAGCAGAAATACAATCCCTTATCTGAAGGGCCTGTATCTGAAGAGATATCGCTTCCTGTCGCACCATTTCTTTTTTCTTTCTTTCATGCGCTGAAATAATATCGTATAGCTCATCTAACGAATAATTCCAAAATGAAAAGGGGTCTACTCCAGCATCAAGCGCTGGATCATAGACCGCCTTGTATATGTAATCTGTAATCAGGATATCTTCTAGAGATTCTTCTTGGCTTCCGCCATTTCCTTTTCCATCTTCGTTTCGAGAGCCCCAGAGAAAAAACCCGATACCTGGAACAATGGAATAAGAACATCACTAAGGAACTCTGTCTGTGAGCCACCTTCATCAATGTATCTATCAAACATATCATTCACATCGCTTCTGTCGATGTTGCTGTTGAATTTCTGAAGACCACCATGTGTGATGTCCAGCATAGTGCATAATGGTGTCATGCCTGTTTCTGTATTAAGAAGGTTGATAAGACTTCCACCATACATCTGTTCTAGTCTAGAGATTTCTCCTGTTGTCAGTTTTAATTTGTATTCTTCTTCACCGATTTTCCAAATAATGAACGGTTTTCTTTTTGCTTTTTCTGCCATTTATCTATATCTTCCTTTCTATGCTGCTACTTCTGTTGGATCAGTAATAGTGAGTTCAGACTGCAATGCGATTGCAACAGTAAATTCAATAGCATCATTGACACCACCGCCCGCTCTTTTAACAGTGACCTGTCCTGAGAATGTAGTTGTAGTGCCGTCCTTCAATGTTTCCTTGAACATTGCGGTAGCCCCTGTTTTTTCTAGTTCCCTCATTAATCTGTATGAAGATGTTGCTTTGCTGTTGTCATACTTGAATGTATATTCAAGGTCTCCAGGGTCTCCGATACCAAACTCATAGACCTTAACTGCATCATCAAGTGAAGAGTTTTCAACTTTTTCTTTTTCAATACCCATGTCAGGAATCTTCTTCAACCCTGGAAGGTCAGTAAAAGAGGTTCCCTTGTTTGTCTTGTCATATGATAATTTAGCGCCATTTGCTAGCATTATATAATTCCTCCTTATCAGTTACATACCATGATAGATGTAATCACTATCATAATATGCTTCATAATTCATTTTCTTGTGTCTAAGTCCTGATGCATCATCAATATCTTTGCATAATACTCTCTTTAGCCCCATTGCTGATAATGCCTTATCAACTTTCAAGGCTGTACCCGATGTACTCTTAGTATCCCAGATTTCGATTCTGTAAAGGACATGTGATGTCTGCTCCTTGTCATCCGTCCATTCTGCCACGCTGTTATCTTCCTCAACATACTGAACTGCTGGAAGCTTAGCCCAGTCTTTTGGATAGATATCAGTGACTTCAAGGCCTTCATCTGTCAGAGCCTTATATACTTTGTCTTTAATGTTGTTCATATGCTTTTAATCCTTTTCAATTAACTGGCTGATTAATATACCAGCATCTTTTACTGCTTTCTTTTCAGTCTTCTTTGCTCCCTGGTACATGAATGGCTGTGCAGGCTGTCCATCCGACCTGTAATATCTCTTTCCATCAACCTCGATAACTACCCAATGATAGTTATTTATTGCTTCTTCTGATAGCTTCTCTTCAGGAATCCACCAAGGCTCCATAGTATAAGAAGGATGTGCATATGGAGATATTCCAGCATGGTCTGCAGCACCTTTTCGACCTGTTCCGAATTCAACATATTGAGCATATGCCTTATTTGTATAAACATATCCCTTGTCGCCTTCAACTCTTGTCTTAATGGAATTTCTTAATTCACCATTATTTACAGGGCATTCAAGAACGCAACCACTTCTGATTGTTTCCGCAGCCTTTCCTAGAACCTGTTCAGGATTCTCAAGAACGGCATCTATAGCACGAAGCTTTCTAAATAATTCATTAGCACCATTGAGGCTCATTTAATAATCTTCTCCAGTTCATAGAGATAGTGTCTGTTATATTCCTTCATGCTGATGATTCTGTAATCCGGTTCATCGATTGAATGATTATAGACATTCACGCCCCATTTTTCTGTGGGTCTGAAATCATCATCCTTATTCTTAAGAAGAATCATATTAAGAATGTAGTTCAGTCTCTCCCCGTACATTTCAGCCTGTAACTTACCGGATGCAGGCCATATCTCAAGAAGCATTGATTTTCTCTTGATCCACTTTTCAGTGGTGACACCCTCACTATCTTTTTCGATGACAGGCTCATATACAGGATAGTTCTTAAGCGCTGAAAGTCTCATTGGTTCCCCTCCGGCTTCTTTTCGTGAACGATTCCTCCTGCACGAATCAGTCTCAAGTTGTTGAGAGTTGAGAGAATATCTTCATAGGTGGAAGACTGAAAAGTAGATGTGATGCCACCTTCTGAATGTGATGATTCTCCGACCATGCCCTCTCTGAAGTACATGGCACATGCTAGATCAGCCACACAGAAATCCATTGCAGTGATGTATACAGTGCGGTTTGTATGTGCAAGAGCACGCTGTTTTGCCATTTCAACATAGATTTTTGCACGCTCCTGACTCGTTCCTGTTCTTTCAGCAACAATCTCAACTAGATCCATAGATTACTCCTCCTGCATCTTAGTGAGAACTGCGACCAATTCCTTTTTAACAAGACTAGAATATCCGCTAACGCCCTTTTCCTTTGCAATAGTCTTTAACTGGTCAACAGTCATATCGTTGAGGTCCGTCACTTCATTGTTTTCTACAGGAGTATCTTCATCATTCTTCTTGTCTTCAATGACACGATATTCCTGGTCAAGATAACGCTGAAGGTCATCCTCATGGATGGCCCTTTCAACGTTGATTCTTTTTACAATGATCATTATGCATCAGCTGAGACGTTAGCAATGATTAGGTCAAGCATGTTGTCCTTTTCCCAGCAGTCATGATATCTTCTATAGTCAATCTGCCAAGCATTTGCATCCTGGTTAGTATCAGGGTCAAATACTCTTGTCTTGTCCTGTTTAGTAACACCGATAACACTATTGATTGGCGCCATTAAGAAGTTTACATCCTTAGCAGTTTCACCTTTTGTATATCCACCTGCGTCTTTTGTTGCTCCAGCATCAACCTTGATAGCTGAATACATTCTGTTCTTTGGTGTAGGAATGAATGTGATTTCATCAAGCTTATAGATGTCTAATGTGATATTTCCAATAGTTAATTTACCTGATGTAAGGTTGCTGTTTACCATCTTTTCCTTTAATAATCTTAAAGTATCATATGTAATATGACAGATGATATCGCCCTGATATCCTTTATCACGGATAGTATCCGCTGCCTTTTCTAATTCAGAAAGAATATTCTGTTCAGTCAATGCAGTTGTTAGGATGTTGGCTGATTTCTTTTCTGTAACATCAGAAACAACCTTAGAAATACGGTAAGCATCTACTTCAGGGGCAACATGTAAACGCTGGAATTCTCCCATGACAGTGCCAGCAGATGCCACAAAATTAGTTTCGTTTACATCCATTGCATCAAGAAGGAACTTTCTTCCACGGTCCTGTGTCATTTTGAATGTTTCATATTCAAGAGTGACAGCACCCTGTTTATATCCTTCATCTCTGTTATAGTCTCCTAAGCCCACTAATGACATCTTAGGGATTTTTACCTCTGCACCACCGTCATACTTAATCTGTCCGGCATTGGCATCCATCCATGATGTAAGAGTGAGATGCTCCATCTGTTTATCTAGTTCAGTCTGAAAAATAGTTGAATACTGTAATGTGTTAATTGCCATGTTCTATACCTCTTTTCTAAAATTTAAGTGCATTCGCGAATGCTTTTCTTGCATTCTCTTCTTCAGCAGTCAATACATTGTTTTTTGCCTTGTCTAAAGGTGCTTTCCCTTTTAATCGGTCATCAACAGACTGCTGAACCGCTCCCTTGAATGCTTTAGAGAGTCTCTTGACAGATTCGTTTACGGAATCAGCATCAGTGTAGTCAATGAAGTCAGCCATGTCTGCTGGAACTCCTGCAGCATTAAGCTGTTCCTTGGCAACTGCAGTCAGTTCTCTACGAGTAATTGCTGCCTCTCTGTTGTCAAGGTCTTCTTTTCTCTTGTCTTCCTCATACTGCTTCTTTTCATCATCTGTCATTTTTTGAAGTCTTTCGGCTTCTGTATGATCCTTCTCCCACTTCTTTTTTTCACGAGCAAGTCTCTGTTTGACGATTCTGTTTACATCATCCTCTGTGAGTGTTGTCACTTTAGATTTATCATCTTCTGGTTCACCTGACTGCGCATTATCGGGATTCCCTTCATCGCCTGTCCCTTCTTCCCCTTCTTCTGCAAAAAGCTGAAGATTCAAAGGCATCATATTCTTAACGTATTCCATAATTAAATACCTCCGTTTATAGTCCGTATGACTGTTATATCCATGCACCTTTTAATGTCATATGCAAGTTATGGACAAACAGAAAAAAAAGAAGAACATCAACCGCTCTTCTGTCTGCTTCTGTATTTCATCAATGCTTTAGGTTTTCTTTCCTTTGGAGGCGGACAGTACTCTTCATATGTCTCGTGTGAGAGTTTTCCGCATATCATGCACATATATGTCACCTTCTTAACAATGACGTGCCTACTGCTGTCAAAATGACTTTTACAGTCATACTCAAAGTACTGGTGATGATGTGGTTTCAATCCTTCAGCCATATGGTTCTCCTTTCTTGAAATTGAGCAAAATAAAAACCGACTAGATAGTCGGCTTATACGAACGGTAATATATCTTTCAAGTCTTTCATAAATCGCTTGGCTTTTTCAATAGTTGAATTATCAGTAAGGTATTCTATTCCTTTTGGTGTAATCTCACATTTATCAAGGTTGTATATTTCTATGTTTTCATATATATCCTGGTCAATTACTATCCCACTGATATATCCATCATTCAACAGATTCACAATGACATAAGTCCAGTACTTTCTGTTGATCTGCAGATATTTACTGTCATGTCTTATGAGCGATGCATCAATATCCTTCCCATGCTTTAGCTGCATATACAGGTAGGATAGAATCTGATAAACAATTACATGATAATCATCTCTTGCCATGTTTCATTATTCCTTTTCACTGATTTCATCTCTAAAAGCATCTTCATAATCAAGCTTGCCTGAATTAAGTACAAAATCCCTATCTCGCTTCATTTCATCCAGTTCTTCTTGGGTCTCAACATGCACACCTACTACAATTTCATCAACATTCTCATAAGTATGATAGAACATATAGTTTACCCCATCATTAAGTGTAGGATATAACTCTGCTTCTATAGTTGCTAAAGCTAATGAAACTTGCAAAGCGAATAATGGATCATCTTCAAAAGAAGGTCCTAAATCATCAAGATAGAACATGCCTCTTGATTGATCTCCGGTCTCATAATTAATTCTAAACCCTTTTTTTAAATCAGAATATTCACTCATTTTTTCACCTTCTTTTTAATATTGTTTAATGCTTTAGTTTCGTAATTTCTATAGTCCCAAGATTTGTTATTTTTTCCGGATACAACATTTATTTTGATGTTTGCATCTATTACTTCTTTCTTATTTACAAGTTCATTATAAACTGAATCGCAGCTAAAACACATACTTTTTTGAGATAAGATATAAATTTCTTGATTCTTTAATTCTCCTTTTAATACCTTGTCATAAATATATTCAAAAAATTTATATTCTGTATCAATGTCTCTAGAATATTCACCCTCATGCCCTTTGTATGGAACTGATTTCAAATGAGGTGTTAGTCTAGCCGTATCAGGCGATAAAATTAATTTTGATTTTTCTCCTTTATAATTCAAATAATTAGGTTCAAACACTCCTGAAATTTGGCTTGAAGCAATATAAATATCATCACCAATTTTCATCGAAGCAACATTCCCTTTTCCTGCTTTTGTTGTCATATATTTATCTTTTGCAGTAAGGGCTTCTCTATCTAGTTCTAGAATAGTTTCCGCATCAACTTTACCATAATCCGTTTTATAACGATTCACTGTCCTGAATTTATACTTTAAATCATTCCACTGTTTCTCGTTACCGTATTTTATTTTCTGAAACTCTTCTAATGTATCAGGAACAAACTTATTCCCAAGAACGTTGATGTAATTTTGATACTGAACCTTATCACTAGAATAATTCTTAGTTGACTTCCCAGCCGTATTAATCGCTTCAGCACCATGCTTTTCAACCATTCTCTGATACCACTCTTTATAAGTCTCATCAGCTGGAACTTTTATTTTTTTACCTGTAACAGGGTCCCTTGCAAATCTTTCTAGATTATGCATAGTTTCATCGTCAAGATTCATAATAGTAGTAGAACGGCACCATGGGTGCATTGGAGGGGCGTTTACGCCTATCTTCTTATCATTCACCCTGTATACACTTCCGTCTCTCTCACGGCAAATTTGAGACGTTCTAAGGTCTAGTGTTGCAACAAATCTATACTCCTCTATGCCGTAATCCTTGTAAGCCTGAAAGTGCGCCTCATTGTGAATGTATGATGATTCGGTCCTTACAAGTCTTCTAGCTTTATTTCTACCTGATAGGAAGTGTTCGTTGATTGAGTCGGTCATTTCCTTCTCTGTCTTTCCTGTAAGTGCTCCTATCATGAGCTCCTCTTTTAGTGCATCGGCCACCTTCTGAGTATTGTTCCATACTCTTTCGGAATAGTTCTGACCTGACCATTTCTTTTTCAGAATGGTTTCAAGAGCGCCTTCATCAATAGGGCCTGTCTGAAGATCTAGACCACTCATTCTTGCAGCTTCATATACTGCATGGTGATAACTGCTTTCATAGACCTGTCGCATTGTCTTCTCTATGGCATCTCTTTCCTTGGATGCAATGGCATTAATCAGCTTATTAATTGACTTGTTAATATCATCAAGCCTCTTCATACGATTTTTATATGCTGGGGCTTCCAATTCTGCTAGCGCTTCTCTTTTTTGGGCACCTGTCTTATTCTTGTATGCTTCAAGCAGTTTTTCGAAATCTTTACTGTCAGCCTCTGAAAGAAGATTAATAGCCTCGTCTCTTGTCAGATGATGCTTTGAAGCGAATCTATTGAATATTCCCTCAATCTGCTTGGCAGTGTAGATTGCAGCCTTGCTATAGATTACGCTCAACTCTTTGGCGCAGTCCTCGGCTAGCTGCATATCCTTGTACATGTTCCTTGCTTCTCGCATCTCCCAGTACTTTATGTTTTTAATGTTGGTCATAATAGAACACTATCATTCCTTGTATTTGTCATCATCATTGTTATCATCTTCCTCATGATCATCTGTTTCTTCTTCATCTTCTGGAGGAGTATTCTGATTTTCGGTATCAAATAACTGCTTCTGTGTCTCAAGCGCTTCCTGCTGTTCTTTCTTGACTTCTTTCATTTCATCATCGACGTTTGAAACAAAGTCAAGGAGTGCAAGAAGTGTCTTAGTTGATACAACACCTTTAAGATTCGCAATGATTTGTGATAATTCAAGACGGTTTTGTGGGAGTCCTCTTGTAAATACAGGCTCAATCATTGACTGATCAGCAGCAATTGCCTTTAGATTGAGGTAAGTACAGAACATTCTTATACGCTTCTTAAGCCCTTTCTTGTAATATCTCTCTTTTGTCTTGGTGAGAGTCTCAAGTGCTAGAAGCTTATATTGAATGGCAATGCCTGAACTGTTGCCAGCAAAGTTTTCATCTGTCAGATTAGGAACATGAGAAAGTGAATAGATATCTTCCTTTATTGAGCGCTTGAGTGTTTCCACCGCATTCTCGTCAAAAGTTCTAGTTAGATATTCAGAGCGTGCATCACTAGGAAGTTCCATAACACCATTCTTACGGATAGCCTGGAGCGCTTTTGTTGCTTCTTCATCGTCATCACCTAAAAGAGCGCCATAGACAACAAGCACTGCGTCAATGAACTGCTCCTTATCGTTGATTCTGTCAGAGCATAATGTATTGTATGCATCAATAAGAGAAATCTGCTGTTCATAGTCTCCAATGCAGTCCATGTTGTTTCTATACTCAATGATAGGGTCCTCACCTAAGAAATGTGGGTAAGGCTCACCTAGTTCTGAAAACTCGCCTTTTTCGAATTCCTCATTGCAAGTGATTCCGATTCTTGTGACATAGTTCTCAGTTGTTACTGTTGCGATGATATTGAACCTGTCAGTAGAATCATCTTTTTCAATCGAATAATAAACACTGAATAGTTCATGCTGCTCAATTGAAGCATCGAAAACCTTGAACGTTGACAATGGGTCAAGTGTCTTGGTCATCAGCTTGCTTTCATGCTCACATAAGTAAACATACTCATAAGCGACACCAGCACGTGACATATTGATGGCATTGCATGAATCTGTGTCATCCGTTTCAGCATCAACAAATGCACCTGTCAGCTTGTCAATATTGCCGTCTTCTGTATTCTTCTTGAATGTTATAGGGTTTGAAAGAAAATAGCCTGTTGCTGTATCTGATATATCTTTAGCATGGTTTACCATGATCTTATTGTTCGGCTGGTTCTTGAACTTCTTTTTCCTGTTCATGATGGCATGCTTACCAAAGTAATAGCCGACATTCTTCAATATCTCAGGAGCACGAATACTATAATGTTTGCTAATGAGACGAAGGATCATGCTCCTGTCTATGTTTGTCTCGTCGAATTTCTCTCGTGGAATCGTGAAAGTATAATACATCTTTTAAAATCTCCTCTTTCCTGCTCTTGCCTTCTTCATAAGGATTTCATTTTCTATAGCATATCTAACCGCATCTATAGTGTGGTTGTTTCTGTCAGGGAAGTCCCCTCTAAGGTTGCCGTCTCTATCCATCTCAATTTCATAGTCATTGAATTCACGTGCAGCATTTGGGCATCTAACAGGATCTATAATTATCTTGTCTAGGTCCTGAAGAAACTTTATTCCATTGTCTACACTGTCAGCGCCTTTCTTTGCGCCGATGATATTGAGACCTAATAACTTGAATTCATTAATAGTTCTTGGTTCAGCTGAATCAGCAGTGACTAGCTTATTAAGTGGGTTAATCTCTTTTATGAGTTTAACGGCCTTGGCATTTGATAGTCTAGTTCCATATACTTCACCAAAAATAAAAAGACGCCTGCGCGTCTTATCATAGTTTGCTTTGACGTATGCTAATGGGTCACCAGCGTAACCAAAGTCCAATCCGTTTTTTAATCTATCGAATACCTGTATTTCCTCGTCGGTTATCTCACGTATATCAAGGTTTGTGAAAACCTCGCTACCTGTTCCAGTTACCTCTCCCAAATAGTCATGCTTATACTTATCAGGCTTTGTCTCCTTCATGTGGTCGGCTTCTATTAAGAACTGCTCCCCAAGCCACTGAGGTGGTGCCTGTAAGTAAGTTGTGTGAGAGACATATGTATCATCCCTTTTCACTAGAACTTGCCTATTGCACCAATTTCTTTGTGATTCAGGAGGGTTGAAGGAATAAAAGACACAATACTCATGTCCACCACGTAAAAGAGACTGATTAATATTGGTTATCTTGTCATACGTTTCGAATTCGTCGCATTCTTCATACCATACGTATTTCACATAGCCGACAAACACCTTGATAGATTTCAACTTCTTAGGGTTGTCAGCACCCTTGAAGATTATCTGCTGTCCTGTCGGCCTGTATGTCATCTGTAACTTGGATTCAGGTATATCCCAATCTTCTTCAGCCTTCAGCATGAATATGCCCCACTTAATCTGTTCATAGACTGAACCCCTTAAAGTGTCCTTTACACGTCTGATAACAACGGCATTACTCATTACGCCACGTTTTGCATCTCTCATAATTCCTAAAGGAATTTCAGTACCAATAAAAGAAGATTTTAAAGAACCTCGTCCACCTTTGAGCCAGTAATGTGTATATGCATTGGTCTTAACATATTTATGAAGATCATAGAACGCTGGGCCTATAATGTCAGAAAGCTTTGCTTTATTCGATGTCATCTATAATTACTATCTGTCCATTTGACTTGATGTCAAGACTGCTACCAGGCTTGTTACCGCTCAAGTCTCTAATGAATTCCGCCGCCTTAGTATCGCCCTTCATTGCCTTCTGAACCTGTTTAATGAGTATTGCATCCTGTACAGTCACATTCTTGCCATTCAATGCAGCAAAGTTCTTGATTGTGTCTACATCGGCTATCTTACCTGATTTGAGAGACATGGAAAGAAGTGATGCAAGATTATCTTTCATTGCCTTCTTTTCTCTTCTTGCCTTGACAGATGCAAGTCCGCCTTTTCGGCCGTTCTCTCTTCTTTCTTCTGGTGTCATGTTTGCGAACTCACTTTTTGCCATTGCTATCACCTGCCTTTATTACTATTGCTTATTTCTTTACCTTGCTATACTTATAGCCAAATTTCTTAGCGTGCTTAGTAAGCCATTTATCTACTGCATCATCATATGATTTACCTTTCATTCTTGCATTTCTGATTGCTCTAGAAAATTCATTAGGCTTGAAATGAGAACCTTTTTCAAATTTATAGTAATAATTCTTCTTGCTCGGAGAAGCAATAACACCATTTGCGTTACGGTCAGATGCTGCATTTAATAAATCACTATCAGAGAAATGGCCACCACTAGGATGATTATGAACGATGATTGTTTTTCTATTCCTTGATGTATTAGTACCTTTCCCCCAGACAGAATGCTTGTTTCCTTCGTTATATTGATGGATAAATCCCTGATCATCAACTTCAACAGACCACTCATGATCAGAATTTTGATGTTCTTTATTGAAATATGCTATGGCATCTTCCGGGCTTTTAGTTTTAATTTTTGTATTCATTTTAGCAGGTAGCAAAGTCTTTTGACCTTCCCAACTTGTTTTAGCATGTCCAAATTTAAACGTTTTATTCGATGTATCACTAGACGCACCTCTTCCACCTTTCAATTCAATTGAAGGAAGATGCTCCATCTTATCAATAATCTCTCTTACTTTTGTACCATTAACGCTATAATCTAGTGCTTCATCAACACTCTTAAATCTGATTAATTCATCTGTTCTTTCATGCCATATTTCAATGGGCTTTCTATACATCCACACTCCTTCACACAATTGAAAAAAATTAACTCGATTAAACTCAAATCTAAATTGATTCAGTCTCATTTATCGTTTTTCTCCTTTCATTGATTTCATCTTTTCTGTTACATGATTATCATAGTATTTTACATTAGCCCCCTTGAAGTCATAGCCAATGTCACCACCATAAACAAGTATGTTCTTTGGCTTCAGCCTCTTCATAGCTTCGTCCATGCCCTGTGTCCATATCTTTGTGGCTTCCTTGCTGCGCTTAACTCCAATAGTAGAAACCGAAATTGTACTGTTAGAAGGAATACCATCAAAACAAAAAGTAAATGTTTCTGGTTCAGCCCATGATACAGTAGGAATCACTCTAAGCCCCCTATCCTGATAGATCTGACCAATTAAACGGCTTCTGTATACATTCCATATCTTCATGGCCATAGGCATATCCATGTAAAGAGAAAAGTCAGGAGTAAGAATACAGTCAAACTGTGCTAGCTTATCAACATACATCTGAGGAGATGCCCAAATTCTTTCAAATTGATAGTCATCAATATAAAAATGAACACCTGATTCATATCTATCAGAATTCAATACATAATTGAAGCCAACAAGATCATCAGGAACATAGTCAATTCTTTCAAGTGTAGGCATTTGATAGAATCCTATTGCTCTAAGTTCATCATATTCATCAAGGTTATATGCGTTTCCTGTTCTTTCTCTTTCATTAACCTTTTCAGAATCATCTTCCTCAGGTTCTTCAAATTCAATTGACTCAAACCCAAATGAATCCATGTCTATATTGATAATGTCATCAAGTTCACCGCTTAGGATTTCAAAATCCCATTCCGCTTTCTCTGATACCTTGTTATCTGCTAGTCTAAAAGCCTTAATCTGCTCGTCTGAGAGGTCATCGGCTACTATGCATGGAACTGTCTCAAGTCCTAGCTTTAGCGCTGCTTTAAACCTTGTATGACCGCATACGATGATATTATTCTTATCAACCACTATAGGAACTTTAAAACCAAACTCCTTGATGCTGTTCATTACCATCGGAACGGCTTCATCATTCCTTCTAGGATTGCGACTATAAGGGATTAGATCAGCAATAGACTTCTGTATTATCTTGATGTCATTCATCTGTTATTCTCCTTCCTGGCAAAATAAAAAGGCACTTATACAAGCGCCTTGAAATCATAGTTCCCTATCAAACTATTTCCACATGTTATATGTTAGCACCTTTATATTACTAATGCGTTTTGATTTCATGACTTTTCTATACTTTCTGTTACATTTTTATCATTTATAACTTCAGATAATTCGATGATACCAGAACAAAAGAAGTGTCTTACCGTTCCTACTGAATATTGCATCAAGTCGGCTATATCATAATCACTCATTAGTTCGACATACTTATAAAACAGTGCATCACGATGATTCATGTTGTCTAGTTTCTCAATATCCTCACGAATAAGAGACATCTGAGCAATATACTTATCCTTCATCATGATGTAATCGTTCTGAGTCTTAGGTTCTGAATACGAACCGCTCGGACTATCATCATATCTGATTGATTTAACATTAATCATCTTGTTATTGATGTACTCCACTCGATTGCGCATATTCCTATAGCTTTTAAGATAGTTTCTTGTCTCTTCTGGCGTCATCTGATTACCTCCTTATTCAAAAATGAAAAATAAATAAATCACTATCACCAATACAAATAGAATAAAAAACAATTTAATTTCACTCCTCCTCATCTTTTAAAGTATATACATAATATTTTCTTGGGGCAGTGCTAGGATGCCTTGCATTGTATTTATCGCTGTGCTGATTGCTTGCCTTGCAGTAGAAACTAGCTAATCCAATGGATAGCCTATTAGCGCATTCTTCAGCAGTGCCTGCAATAATTACATTGTCATTCATGTCATAGACAACATAGAACTGCCTATCTTCATAGCTTGCTTTTTTCTTTTCTTTCTTGTGTACTTTTCTATGAGCATATACATTTGCCATATATTCCTCATTATCGTATGCACTCCCTATTTTAATAGGTATTTCATTTGAAAATACACTTTCATGCTTATATATACGTTGCCATCTATGTTTTAGAGCTAATTGAGTAGCATCAACATACTGACTTATCTTTTCTATTGATCCAGTTATATCGGTTCTTTTTCCGTTACGATATAAAACAAAGTTTCCCATTTAACCTCCTTTCTGGAGAAGAAGAAAACAGTCCTTTACTCTTCCTATTGGTTTTCAATTTGTGTCTTCTCTTCTCCCAGCAATATCATAACTTTATAGTTGGATAGCAAAATTAGCGCTTCATACTCTTATTCTTTGCAAAAGAAGGTGAATGAGATTGAAGCAAAGCCATGACACTGCTGTTGTTTGTTGGTTTTAGAATAGAAAAATATGTTAGGGCATCAAGTCCATGAGAGGATCTTGCTTTTAGAAAAGAATCTATTAAGTATGAGGGGTCCTAATAAATTTTCTTGATAGTATATAAAATCTAATAAAGAACTCAATGCCCTGTTTGATTATCTGATGAACTTCTTTTGAATCTCTTCAAGAATCGTGTAGCAACTCTTACGCTGCACTCTGTCATTGATTCTTATTCTTGATGTAACAATGCTTATGGTTCTATCACTAAAGCTTGTATGATTAAGAACTGCAATAATATCATCAGCATCAATCGGCATTCCCTTGTATTCAAGTTCCCCTTCTTCCTTTTTAGGAACAAACGTTGAAAGCCAGTCAAGTCTTGCCTTTGCTAGACTCATAGTGCTGTACTCTTCCTTGTGGATCATCTTCTTCTTGTAATAGAAAACGATTGCACACAGTCCCCCTTCTGGCCATCTAGGAAGCAACTGGAATTCAAAGGTGCATTTATCTAAATTGATGATACTGAACGTTCTGCGCATTCTTATCATGTCATTCTCGCTCATAGGCGCTCTAAAGTAGTCCCATACTTCAACTAATCTAGCCACTTCTATACCTCCCTGATTGTCTCATGATAACGATATTCAAATAATTTCTTCTTGATTTTATAGACAGGAGTTCTGAGACCTTTGACGTCCTCTATTACCTTTTCATCATCTCTGTAATATACGAAGTCGGCCACGTATGTGATTGGTCTTCTTTTCCTCTTCTTCCCATCAATAATAATCTCAAATGACGGCACTAGTTCGAACTGAACCTGAAGAGACAGGTCTCTAATGATTCCCATCTCTTCAAGTTTCTTGAGTTCTGTATATCTCTTTGCTTCTTTTCGACTATCGAAGACAATACCGTCAACAATTGCCTTCTTAGCCTTGTATTTATTCTTGCTCATTAGAATTGAATGTCATCCTCTTCCATAACCAATCCTTCATCCTCGAACTGCTGAATTGGTTCATTATGTACATAACTGTTGGTTTGTGCTTGTGCTGTAGTTTGATTTTCTTTTCTAGTGTTAATGAACTGTACAGAGTCAGCAATCACCTCAGTAACATATACCTTTTGGCCTTGGTTATTGTCATAATTTCTTGTCTGGATTCTTCCATCTACTGAAACCATCGAACCTTTAGAACAGTATCGTTCTGTATTTTCCGCAATCTTCCCCCAGCATACGCAGTTAATGAAATCAGCTTCTTGATCATCACTCTTGAAGTTTCTTTCTACTGCTAGATTGAAGCTTGTGACTGCCTTCCCACTCCCTGTTCTTCTTAGTTCAGGGTCTCTTGTAAGTCTTCCGACTAATAAAGCACGATTAAGCATTAATAGTGTTCCTCCTTGTCTTTTCTTGTCATAAGTTATTATTCTCCTTATCTTCTTCTATGCCATTCACAACGACCGACACAATAACGAACACCGCAATAGCAATTACTGATATCACGATAAGGACAGCAACAATCAGCATAACGATAGCAAACGCAGAAAATACATTTCCTAATACCTGCAATAAAAACATCTATATCACTCCCCCCTTATCTGATAAATAAGTAAATCATTAGCACTAGTGCAGCAACATAGGCTGCTACTAGGATAAAGAAATCCCTGTTAGCCTTTTTGCAGCTTTTAATGAGTTTATTGTTAAACTCCTGAAGATCATCCATCTTTTTTAAATCCTCATTGTAAATACTCAATACAGTTTGGCTTGCTTTTTCATAACTTTCACACTTTCTTTTTAGAGTATTGTTTTCTTTTTTTAAATCTTGACATACTTCTTCAAGTTCTCCATACTCTTCTTTCAAATATGAATACTCTTCTTCTAGCTTCTTATATTCAGTTTCCTTTTCTTCTACAATATCTTGAACCTTTTCGGCACTATATTTCTCCATACTTTTGAATCTCCTGTTTTAGTTCTTCTTCTTTTTTACGGACACGCAACCACTCTCTATCAATTTTGTTAATTTGATACTCATTTATTTTTTCTAAATCTAGATAACCTAAAATAAGCAACTCAGAAATGCAAATAAGAACATCGGCAACTTCTTCTTGCAAGTTATCATGATATTTATCAATTAACCCATATCTCTTCACTTTAGTGATTGCTTGGATTAACTCAGCACACTCTTCTGATGTGATTGTAAGGGTTAAATCATCACCATTTGAGCAAGCAATAATCCCTAAATCACTTCTCATACCCCATAATGCACGTATTAATTCAGCGAACTCACCCATTTACTGTTCTCCTTCTACTTCTAAGTCTTCAATGTAATCATCATCTTTATGTGCAGTTAAATATTTTAATAATTCTGTATCTGAAGCATTAGGACCGTAATATAGATCATCAGGATAATAGAACTTAGTAAACTGCGTATACCATCCACTTTTTTTAAAAAATTTATTAAAACCCATCACTTGAATTTTTCTGACATATAGTTTAGGTGTTAATTTTAAAGTCAGCATTTTAATATCAGGTGTTAAATACTCAACTTCCCAATTCTTCTCATTTCTTAAAAATGAGGTTCTCTCTTCTTTATTCTTCAGCATCATTGACCACCTCTGTATCACTTTCTTTATATTCACGGAATAACCAATCACAATAATCATCTGCACAGTAATTTCTATCAAATGCACAGTTTTCGCATTTTACATCATCTTGGCACATGCAAATTTTTTCGTCTTCTCTTCTGATTGCTAATCTGATGCCATACTCAAGCACTTCTTTAAAATAATGTTCAAGATTGGTCATCATCAACCACCTCACAGTTATCTAAAACATCTTTGATTGATGTAGGTTCTTCGTCTTCCCATTTGATAAATGGGAATAAATTGTTAAATACTTCACAGGATTTCACTTTATCACATACTGCAGTCCACTGCCCATACTGCGTATCTTTAACTGTCTTACAAGAGTGTACACAGAGAGATCTTGATTTATTTCTAGCGATATATCTGCATTCTGTGTTTTTAAGAATATACGTTAAAATATCATATTCCAGCTTAGATAACTTGATAGGTTCTTTATATTCCGACAAAAGCCATTTAACTTTTCTAGTGCTGCAAAGAATAATTTCATCATCAGAATTATTCAAACGTGAGAATCGGCAATTTCTACATTCTAATGTTTTACAATCAGCAATGCTGTCAGTAAGTCCAAATTCGTTATTGTGCTTATTTATTTCTTCTTTAAATCTTTCTGCATTTAACATTACTCTGTCACCTCACATGTACCTAGTAATTCATTTATTTCAAATAATTCATCTTCTCTTAAGAATTCAAACAACTCCTCGCAAAGAGAAACACAGTTGAGTGGTTCATCTGCTCCGTTTTCAGGAGAGAACCAAGTACCATCCTTATCGATTGGCTTTAATGTGAAGAACGCGATTGTGAAATCATCATCACGTGATACCCATTCAAATCCTTGAGATAGCATATATTTAAGCAAGCCGTACTCCAGAGCATTCATTTTTATCTTGTGCTTCTGATATAACCATCTAACGATATTGATTTTTGAACACACGAATTTATCTCTTTTATCTATCAATCCCTTTGTATCAGGACAAAATACACATTTACTGCATGAGCCCTCTTCCTTACAGCAGAATAACTCACCGTTTGATTTATCTACCGCAAAATTGAAACCTCTGGATTTAATTTCATTTGCATAAAATTCAAAATTTGTCATGTTATAAATCCCCTCCTAGTCCTTCCATTGATTTTCTTAATTCAGCAACCTCTTCATCAGAGACTTGCTCTTCATCATTTCCGTATAGTCCTTCCGCTAATCGCCTTAATTCTTCTTTATCCTCTTCAGTTACTCTTTTTTTAAGTTTCTTTTTCTTCTGGTACCATTTCTTTTCTTTTGCTACTGCTAAAGCAAAGTTCTTTAGATTGGTTATTTTCTCAAGTCCATAGAGTTTGCATGTTTCTATTACTTCATCGGCAACTTCTTCAAAATCATTTTCAATAAGAAAAGATTTTAAATCAGACAAGTCAGAGTCACTGACAGACAGTCTTCTTTTATTCTTTATTTCTTTTATTCTTTTATTCTTATTACGTCCTACCTCTTGTCCTACCTCTTGTCCTACCTCTTGTCCTACCTCTTGTCCTACCTCTTGTCCTATTTTTAGGACACTAGGTGAGACACGGTTCTGATATTTATCCCAGTTTTCAACTGTTATAAGAGTGCCTTTTCTAGATATATCTAATTTGATTTTTCCGCACTCTTCTAAGAGGTGAAGATATTTAGTAATGGTGTTTTTTGCCATTCCACATCTTTCTGATACCTGTCTAAGAGACAAGATGCATTGTCCTCTTTTTATAAGCTGGCCATGGTGATAATAGTCAACAGGATTGGCATGAAGAAGGATGTCAATCCAAAGGTGTAGCATTTTTGAATCATGATAGACTTCGTCGTAGTCCATCATGTATAACTTGATCCATCTTCTTTTTTCATCCATCCCTCATGTCTTCCTTTCTTTAATTAGAACTGTTCATAATCATAACCATCATCGAAGTCACCAAATTCAGCATCGCCGAAATCAGTATTGACCATTGCTTCTTCTAGAACCTTGTCAGCTTCTTCATGTGACTGTGGTGCTTTAGGTGCTGAACTTTCATGCTCGATTGCTTTAGGCGCTTCTTCATGTGGCTGTGGTTCTTCATCGTTTACAAATGTAACAGGAGCATCAACATACTCTTTTGTACCATCGCTGTTGATTACTGCCATATCGGCATCAATAGCATTCTGCAGATCAATTGACATGATACCCCACTTACTGATCAGCTGACGGAGCATAGTCTTGTATGCCATTCCGTCAAAGTCTTTAGACCAGAATGTCCAGTTAGTGCCTTTTCTTTTATCTGCTGCATATCCCTGAGAATACTTAAGTGCATGTGCTTCCATCTTCTCTTTTGACCAGTACATTGTTTTTCTGAAGCCGTTTGTATATTCAAACATTGCATAATAGCCGATTGTCTTGGCGTTTTCTCTTACAAGTTCATCATCAATCAATCTGACTTCAATCTCTTCATTAAGAGGATCGTAACGGATTAATTCACCTTCCTTAATCGAAATAACATTTAATTTTCTATACTGTCCACTTCTGATAGCTAACTGAATGTAGCCTTTATAACCTAACTGGAACTGTGCCACTGTTCCTCTCTTAGTCTTGTAAGGTACAAAGTAGTACTGTCCTAACTGGGGAGAAGGAGATAAGTTGAGCGCTTCGCCAAGAAATGCAGCAGTAATGATACTATTAGGCTCACATTCCTGAAGCTTTGGATCATTGACAACTGTAGAAGTAATAGAAGCGATGAAACGTGTTCCATTCTTACCGCCAACAACATCATTGATTTTTCTCTGTACTGCTGGGCTTGCGATAAAAGTACTGAATTTTGCTTTGTTTGTGTCTTTTCTTAAACTGTTTTTAACTGTCATTGTTATTTACCTTCTTTCTTTCTAGGGAATCTTAAATCATAATCGAAACAACCATCATATTTGGCTTTGAGGTAGTCTAGAGATGTTTTTAATTCATTTAGTGCTGAATTTGTTCCTACGATTTTACCAACCAACATCTTTAGAGGTTCTTTTTCTTCTGAAGAAACATTTACAGGCTTTTCCTGCTGCTTAACTTCTTCCTTCTTCGCTTCTTCCTTCTGATGTTCCTGTTCATCTCGTCTATTGATGATTTCTCTAAATCTTCTTTCTAGTAGTGGCTTAATGTCTTCAAAAGAGCCGTTTCTTAACTTATCTTTGTAGACACTCACATCAATCATCTCTTGATCAACATCAGTTTCTTTACATCTAGCCTCTAAATAGATGTCTAAAGACTCGCATCTTTGTAAATATGATTTATATGTTTCTTTAGTTCTTTCACATTCATTCTTGATTGCATCTACCAGCGCTTTGGTTGGCTTCTTATTGTTGATGAACTTCTTTAGAGAACTCCAGCGTGGATCAATAGAGAATACTTTAGTTGCACAATATCCATCAAAGTCATCTCTATGCACATAATCATTAAGAGCCTTATTACAGAGTTTTCTTACAACCATTTCATTCTCTGCTACTTCCTTATCTGTAAATTCCTTAATATCACTAGATAATGAACTAATAGAAGCATCAAACATCTTAAGAACTTCTTTCATATCGTTCTCAAAGTCTGTGTAGACTTTCATCGCTTCTTTCTTGACTGCCTTCTTGCTTTCATTGACATTGTCTTTTTCTTTCTTCAGCTTAGAAACAACGTCAGATAACTCTTTATAGTTGTCTGCAGTCACTACAATGCCGTCATAGCGTTTCAAATAAGACTTTACCGCCTCTTTGAAGTGTTTTACGTTACATCCTTCAATCTGTGCTGGAATGACCTTTACAACACTTAAACTAGGCATTTCAGCAACTTCATTGACATCTGCATCAATAGGCTGTGTATCTTCTTCATCAATGATTGCATCCTTGAACTTCACCTGTTCGTATCTGATGTCAATCTGCTTGTCAGCGAATACTTCACCATTGTCATTAACTGCAGTTAGTGCTGTAATTGCACCAAAAGGCCATGCTAGTTCAGTTACTGGCTTTCCGTCTGCAATCTTCTTGTGATCATCAGCAAGCATGACTTTGAGAATCTCAAAATCAATCTTGTCTGTTTCGATTCCGATGTGACCGCCATATAAGCGGTCTTTAATTTCTTGTTTAAATCTCATTCTTTTTCTCCTTTAAATTTCGTTATGCATTTAGATTGATAAGCATTTCAATAGCTTTCTTGTATTCTTGCTTTTGGTCTTCTGGTAGTTCATCTCTTAAACGTCTATATAAAGTCATTTCGCTTAATTCTAGTGCTTTACATAAATCCCATTGAGTGAGCCCATTATCCTTTAACATGTCTCTAATATCTTGATTAGCCCTTGTTCTAGTTATCATTTTCTTTTTTCTCCTTTAAATTTCGTTATGCATTTAGATTGATAAGCATTTCAATAGCTTTCTTGTATTCTTGCTTTTGGTCTTCTGGTAGTTCATCTCTTAAACGTCTATATAAAGTCATTTCGCTTAATTCTAGTGCTTTACATAAATCCCATTGAGTGAGCCCATTATCCTTTAACATGTCTCTAATATCTTGATTAGCCCTTGTTCTAGTTATCATTTTCTTTTTTCTCCTTTAAATAAAATTTGGTTCCTTATCTTCCACGATGTGCTTTTGCCAGAAGGCTTCTTCATCAGCCTCTAGCTGCATTAAATCCAAAAGCACCTCGCTTCTTTCAATTCTTCTAACAATTGTCTTTGTTTCATCACACCACGGCATCATGGCAATAGCGAATAAGACAACGAATTCAGCACCTGTCACGTTCATGTAATGAAGGCACTGACAGTAATATGTCTGAGGCATCGAATCATCGCCCCATTCTTCTTGGAAGTACTGCCACTTATTAATAGTGGTTGACTTTATTTCAAGTATTCCGCTTGATCCATCTTCTTTTCTGATTAGAGCGCCATCTAGATTGGCTCGCATCCAATCCTTATCCTTGCGAGATAATGAATAATCCTTTGTGTCAATGACTTCATAGTCATCACCATAGAGCGCTTCAAACAGGTTAAACATTACAGGTTCTAGACGATTCCCCATCTCAATGGCATGATTTGAGACCTGAGGTCTCTTTTGCCTATTTGTTTTGTCTTCCCAAAGTTCATGTAAAGTTGTGTAGCGGTTGACACCTTCGATTATTCCAGCATCTGAACCACCAATCCCTTTTCTTCTTTGAGAGAGCCACCCTTCTTTTGTCTTGGGAATCTCTTCATAAATGCAATCGAATAGATTTTTGAATTCAGTCATTAATCAATACCTAAGCGCACCTTTGTGCATTCAAAGCACTCTGGAGAATGAACATATGCACGCAGGTATCTTCTTCTCACTTTGCCTTCAATGGCATCGATTGCATCATCTGGACATTTGTATACCTTGTTTAAAATTCTAACGAATTCCTTTTCCTCTCCTTCATCGTCAAACCCATTAGTAAAGCGTCCTTCTTTTGCAGCTTTAACGATGTAAGCAAATAGCAAGAAGTACTGCCATGTGTTTCCTCTTCCTGTTACTTCACATCTCTCTTTAATTTCAATATGTAGGAATGGTGTTTCTACGTGTTTGATCATGTTATTTATCCCCCTTTAATCCGATGTATTCTAGAAATAGGATGTTTAATCCCAATGAGAAAGCACTTAAGGCATGTACGGCTGTACTATCCCAATTTGTGCCTGATGTGATCATTGAGATAACTGTTCCCAATACAAAGATATTAACTGAAATTAATAAGATTCTTTTACTATTCATAATTTCCTCTTTCTGTGCTACAATTAGCACTGTCTGATTTTTATCAATCTTTTCCGAGAAGATTGAGTGGGAGCACACGATGGCAGTCGTGTGTTCTTTTTTTATATGCTCATAAGCACTTAGCGCTAGGAGACCGTATACAGTAGGTATGTATAGTCAATGGAATTATCCAAAAAGAGAAATGTTAAATTATGTATTGCAGTTCATTCTACGAATTATTATTTGTCTCCTAGCCTTAGGTGCTCATGAACACTTAAAGCTGTTATTTAGTTTTGCTTAACTTGATGATTTTTCTATTTAGCTCAAGGATCTTATCATCAAGCTTTTTGATTTCTTTTTCTGAAGACTCATATTTTTCTATGAGCGCTTCGATTAATTCTTGGCTTGGTTCTTTTTTGGAGCAAGTCATGTATTCAAAGAATGGTTTTCTCGGAATATGTGCAGTTCTTCGGGTTTTATTTTGTATCACAATCCCTTTGATGAATCCGTTCTGGATTGCCTGAAAAATGAAATCTTTTGATTTACCCATGATCTTTGCAGCTTCTTCAACACTGATGTTCCATTCATCCATGATGATCACCCCTTAATTCTGCTCAATGATTGGAAGAATACCGTTCTTTCTAAGAAGTTCATACAAGAACAGTCTTCCTTTCTGTGTCCACTCTGTCTGCATTCTCACATCAGAACGGCCGTCACTTCTTGTGATATTGATAGTTCTAGAATGTGTGTAGCCTTTGTTCTGATATTTGCTATATAGAAGCCACTGGCCACCTTGCTTATACTGAACACCCAACTCATGAAGTTTCTTATTCATCGTTGGGGCTCCAAGTCCGTAATCTTTAGCAATCTGAGAAATCAATACTAATGACTTGCTCTGAAGAATCTGATCATAATAATCAGCCTTTGGCTTTAATTCATTTAGCTGCTGATCCTTCATCTTGTTTTCAAGTTCTAGTTTCTCATTTGTCTGAAGAAGCGCTTGAACTTGCTTTCTTGAATATTCAAGAGCCCTGTTCATGACAGCTTCTGGACTATTCCACTTTCTTTCGAGTTCCAAGAAGTACTGTCTGATCTGTTTACCCTTCTCACTTCTTTGGATCATTGCAATTTCTTTTGCCATGTCTAGAGTGATTTCATAATCAGCCCTTTCTTGTATTCCGGTAGTGTCAAAAATCTATATCACATAGCAC